TCCTCTATATAAGGGCAATCCAGACCTTGAAGTTATTGAGTGGGAATAAACTAAATGGCGACGACCAAAGCTGTTGATCTAATCAATCGGGTTAGCATCACACTCCAAGATCCTACGTTTGTTCGTTGGACTCAGGGTGAGTTGCTGAACTACCTTAATGATGCACAGCGGCAGGTCGTCCTGTTTCGCCCAGATGCGAAGGCGGTAAACGCTCCGTTTACATGTGTTAATTCTGCGAAGCAGACATTACCTGCAGACGGACTTCGCCTTATCAGCGTGCTTCGTAACACTGGTGGTCGAGCAATCACCAAGGTTGATCGCAGCATTCTCGATGTCCAGCTTCCGACGTGGTACGAAACTGCAGTCGGCACTGATGGCGTCAAGCACTACGTCTACGACGCACTAGACCCGAAGAACTTCTACGTTTTCCCCAAGCCTGCTGCGGCTTACCAGATCGATATCATCTACGCGATGTCGCCAGTTGATATTGTTATCTCGAACTACACCACTGATACGCAGGTTATTGGCATCGACGACATCTACGCGAATGCGCTGATGGACTACATGATGTACCGCGCTTACCAGAAGGACAGCGAGTTCGCTAACCTCAACCGCGCCGCTGTGTACTATCAGGCGTTCACGACGTCTCTTGGTATCAAGTCGCAGGCAGATGGCGGCTTACTTGAAAGCATGGTAGCGCAGCAACCACGGCGTACCGCCCAGTGAGGTACAGCGACCTCTTCGTCTACGTCCTGAGTGAGGCTCCCTCCTGCCCTGAGTTCACCGCTGAGAGGGCTATCAGGGACACTTGCATAGACTTCTGCGCACGCACAGATCTGTATCGCGCAGAGCCCCAGACACTGACTGTGACAAGGGGTCTGACGGACTACGAGCTCGACGCGCCCACTGGCACTGAGCCTAATCATGTGAAGTCGATCTTGCGTGACGGACGAGCGCTGGAGGCTGTCCCTTATGAAGACGCCTTCATGAATATAGAGCTGTCGGATTTCGGTCCGGCAACGTACTTCTCGCAGTACGACAACCGTAATGTCCTAATCGGTCCTAAGCCAGAAGGACGGGCAACCCTCAAGGTTCTGTACACGCTGAAGCCCACACAGTCCTCAACGACGATTCCGGACACCATTGGTCTCGAGCATCGCGAGACGCTGGTGGCTGGAGCTCTGTTCCGTCTGCAGATGATGTCTGGACAGCCTTGGATGGATGGTGCTGCTGCTGGAGCTAATAGACAGCTTTACGAGCGCGGCGTTGCTGCAGCTATGCGTCAGGCCAAGTTCGGCCACAGTGGCGCTGCACTTACGGTTAAAGCAAGAGAGTTCATCTAATGGCGTATTCAGAGACCATATACCTCGTTCAGGGCGACACACTGCCACAGCTCAAGGTCACTGTGCGTGATCGCAATGAGGCGGCTGCAGGTAAAGTACTTGACCCAGAGGATCAGTCCACTTGGGCGCTGGTTAACCTTACCGGCAGCACTGTTCGCCTGCGCATACGTGAGGTGGGCGGCACCTCAGTCAAGTCAACACTCATCGGCAACAACACAAACCCACTGATTGGTGAGGTAGTGTTTTTGTTCGATGCATCTACGCTCGATACGGCTGGCGTATTTGAAGGCGAGATCGAATACACCTCCGACACTGGCGGCATACAGACTGTATACGAGCTGATTAAACTTCAGGTTCGCGAACAGTTTTCTTAAGGAGTAACCAATGGCAGATGCCGGTGAAACTGAAAGTGTTGATGCCGTCCGCATGGCGGCGACGCTCAAGTACGCAGAGCTGTCAGCCGCTACAGAGCAAGCTGAGCTCAAAGCAGATACCCGCTACAAACTACTAGCGTCTGCAAGTAAGTATGTGACCCTAGCGACGCAAAACGCATACGTGCGTCTTGCTTCACGCCTGTCATACATCGACATAAAAGCCATTGCCCAGCTTGGTGATTGGCTTGTCTTTCGCGTTTTCACTGAGGCAACGCAGGTTCTTGATCAAGTACGGCGCTTATTTGGCAAGAGTTTTTCAGATGGTGCGTCAGCGACGGACTCCGCACAGAAGTCGTTCAGTACTACGCGCAGCGATGCGGCATCTGCCAGCGACTCCATGTCTCGCCAAGCAGGCAAGGTACTGGCTGACGGCCTGACTGGCTCAGATGCTGCAAGAAAGACTTCCAGCAAGATCCGGACGGAAGCCCTGTCTGCATCCGATATCTCAATCAAATTGCTTGGGAAAGCGCGGAGTGAGCCGGTTTCCGCAACGGACGTCCTGCTGAAGACGATGGCGTTCTCGCGGACCTTGTCTGAATCTCCGCGTGCCATAGACCTTGCCGCGAAGACATTCGGCAGGGGTCTTAGTGATCTTGCCGCCACGACGGACTTTACAAGCACATCGTTCCAGAAGGAGCGAGGAGACCAAGCATCTGCTACTGACATCAGTGTACGCACGACAGGGAAAGCTCTTAACGACGCTGCCGCAACAGTTGACTCAAGAGTAGTTAGCTTAGGTAAGTCTTTGGTTGACGCCGGTCTTGTCGCGGATCTTGCGGAAAAGATTTTCTCAAGGTCAGCTTCAGATGCTGTGGAGGCGAGCGATGTTCGCACGCGCTCCTTTGGCAAGGTGATATCGGATCTAGCCTATGCAACAGACGACGTTAACGGCGCTTCTGCTGATGATGATCAGACAATACAGTTCTTTAAATCGCTTGCTGAAACAGCTTTTTCCGCCGACATCATCTCGATTGTATCGAGCTACTCTAGAGTGTATAGCGATGCAGCTTATGCATCGGATGTATCGGCGAAATTATTCGGTAAATCGCGTGTAGATCAGGCGGTGACATCGGACTCTGGCTTTGTTAAAAGCCAAGGGTACTGCGATATCGATTACTTCATGGAGGATTACGTGGGCGCTACAAGAACATTCTGAGGTTAAAAATGAACACGAACGAAATGATCAAGGCCACTGGCCGACTGAATATCCAAGTCATCGGTCCTGATGGCATGATCAAAGATGAGCAGACCGTAGACAACTTGGTTGTCAGCGTTGGTCTGAACTTCATCGCAAGCCGCATCCGCGATGCCAGTGCTACTGTAATGTCGCACATGGCTGTTGGATCTGGCACTGCTCCAGCAGCAAGCGGTAACACTGCGCTTGGTACTGAGCTTGGTCGTGTTGCCTTGACCTCAACCACCGCAACCAACAATGCCGTCGCATTTGTCGCTACGTTTGGCGCTGGTGTCGGCACTGGCGCTGTTACTGAAGCCGGTCTCTTCAATGCATCAACGGCTGGCACCATGCTTTGCCGCACCGTCTTCGGCGTTGTAAACAAAGAAGCGGCAGACACAATGTCGATCACTTGGACTGTGACCATCGGCGCTGCGTAATTTTTTTGAGGCGAGTTAAAGATGGCAACTATTGTTACGCGGTCCGGAAAAGGCTCGCCTCTTACCAACAATGAAGTTGATGCAAACTTCACAAATCTGAATACGGAGCTGGGGACGAAGGCTGATACCTCGTCTCTGGCTACCGTAGCAACCACTGGCGCGTATGCCGATCTTACCGGTAAGCCAACCAACGTCTCATCGTTTGCGAACGATAGCGGCTACATCACAGGCATCACCAGCGGCAACGTCACCACGGCACTTGGTTACACGCCAGCTAACCGTGCGGGTGATACGTTTACAGGGCCAATTACGGTAAACAGCGGGGCCAACCAAGCTATCTTGGGAAGTGACGGTGCGATAGAGCTAACTCGCGGCGCTGGTGGCGCTTACATTGACTTCAAAGACAGCACGGCTGAAGATTTTGATGTGCGCCTACAGGCATCGGGAAGCCAATTAAACATTGCAGCCGCTGGTGGTTTAACCCTTAACGGTGCGGGAGTTCTTACTGGTATTACGTCTGGTCAGGTGACTACGGCCCTTGGCTACACGCCTTACAACGCCACAAACCCTGCTGGCTACATTACGTCATCTGCGCTTTCTGGTTATCTTCCTCTTACTGGTGGGTCGCTTAATGTTGGCGGTGTTTCAAACACCCATCAATTCAACTACAACGAAAGCGGAGGAGAATTCCAGCTTATCGACAGCACTGGTGCTGGTCCTATCCTACTCGACAACGTCAGCGGTTTGGCGCGGCTTTACAAAGTCGGATCGGGCGCGATGTCGATTGGCACCACGGGCGCGAACTACCTTCAGTTCATAACCAATGGCTCGGAACGCTTGCGCATCGACGACAGCGGCAACGTCCTGATAAACCGTAGTAGTGCCTCTGGCATAGGAAAGTTAAACGTAGAAGGCGGTGCTGACGTAACTTCCGGAAATGTCACTGTTCAAGCTGGATATGGCATAGCGTGGCGTGGCGATCAAACACGCATCATTACCCCAGACGATAACGTCTATGGTGCGTTAATTAAATGGGGTGCTACAGGTGGTTGCCGCTTTTTTGAAAGCACCACAGAGCGTATGCGTATTGACGGCACTGGCAGCGTTACAGTCAACGTCGATATCCGCGCACCTATTTTCTACGACAGCCCAAACAGTGCGTATTACCTAGACCCTGCTGGCACATCGAACCTCAACCAGATTAACTTAGGCGACAGCACCAAGTTCATCCGTGGTGGCGGTTCAGGGCAAACGATCCTTGGTGTCGGCGGTGTCAATGAGGCGTATCTACAAGTCGGCGGTAGCTACTATTCTATTTGGAACAGCGGCAACTTCAATCCAGCCAGCTATCTTCCGCTTACTGGCGGGACGCTGACGGGCGACCTTGGCATGACCAAGGGAGCGCCAGCAATAGTATTTACATCAAGCACGAGTGGTCGTGCTGCCTCATTTGGCATGACTGATGGCTACAATATGTATTTGAATGCGCCGACAAATGGTGTGCTTTTCCTAAGCGAATTTCGCGCACCACTAATGCGGGATACAGATAACAGCGCATATTACATAAACGCTGCTGACACTTCGGTTCTGAACAACCTTTCTGTCAATGGTGGAACAGTCTTTCGCAGCGATTGGACAACGCGCTACCAATCGCCAAGTGACTTCGTTGACGGCACTTTAGTAACAACCGACATCCCAGCAACTGCTGGGGCTGGCGATAGCTTTGTTATTGAAATTACTGGAAAAAGTTACAACCAAGACAATCCGCCATTTAAGGTTGTCGCCCAAGGCTATCTGTATAATGACACCATCATCAACTACAGCGGTATCTCGTATGCAGGAAACTTCGCGTCCTACATAAAGGTATTCCAAGAAGGCGGTGTCCTGAAATTCTGGTGGCCGCGCATCAGCTATTGGAACTCGTTCAACGTCAATGTTATGTCGATGGATGGGCAGACGAATGGGACGATCACGCGCAATCGTGTGACGGCCATCGGCAATTCGACGGAACCCACAGGAACCAAGAAGCAGCAGATTGACCTTATAAGGTCGCTGACGACCAGCAACTACAACAGCTACGCGCTGCCGCTTTCTGGCGGGACGCTTACTGGCTCTGTAACTATTCCTGAATTGTTTGTTTCGGACAATACGCCAACATTCACAAGCAGCGCATTTCAATATCATCTTTATCAATCGCCTCACGTTGCTTATGTGAAACAAACAGGCGGCTATAACTGGTATTGGCGGCGCAATAGCACTGGAACCCTTAGCGGGGCTAATGAAGTTGAAGATATGTCGCTGACTGAAGGCGGCAATCTTATTGTTCGTTCTGACGTTCGCGCTCCACTTTTTTACGACAGCCCAGACACATCATGGTTCCTTGACCCATCAAGCACATCGGTGCTTAACATAGTTCGCGCAAATGCAATTGAACACGTTAATGGCACTGATGCAATTCAACTTACTGATGGTTCATATCTTTATTTTCGCTCTCCAGATAACGGCATAAGAATGTATCTTGGCGGCGCAGACCCAGCCAACTACTACGACAACGACACGCATTATTTTCGTAACCGCGCAACCGCAATTAGAGCTGAACTCACTTCTAATGATGGTTTCAAGATTGGCCCTAACACATCTGGCCAATATACGCGCCTTGGCGGTAACGGCGGCGCTGCCGATATGTGCACCGTTTCTGCGTCAAATGGCAATTTTCATATTGATGCCAAAACTGGAAATAATCTTTACCTTTCTTGGTATAACGTCGCCACCACTTATGTCGGCGGTGAAATTGCTGCCACTGTATTTCGTGATCGTGATAACAGTGCATATTTTATTGACCCTACTGCAATCCAATCACTCCGCACAGTTGGTGATTGGCGTTCTGACAGCAGCGATTGGACTGGTGAGTTTAACGGTAAAATCCAATACCATGCTAACAACTGGTATTTTCAGAGCGCGAACGAATGGCTTTTCCGCAAGTCTGATACGAATAGCGCATTTCGGGTAACACAAGCGGGGCTTGCCATTGCCGCATCATCTTTTGATGCGCCCACATTCCGTGACAGCAGCGATACTAGCTATTACCTAGACCCATTTAGCACAGGACTTGCTCTTAGGGTAAACGGCAACATGGAGTGCTACGCCAGAAGCGCCGCATGGTCAGAAGGTTATCGCGTCAGGGTTCCTTCAAGGGCGACTTGGGGCGGCATTCGCTTTACCCGTGATGACGCCAACTCTAACGGCAACTGGGCAATCGGTTTCACAGGCATTGACAGCACTGATGACCTTACCTTTTGGGGCAACCTAAATGGTGCTGAAGGTATGCGTGCAAGGCTTACCCAAACTGGAAACTTTTCAATAACAGGAGCGTCAGTAGCTTACTCATACCAAGGCAACGGCAACGTGGGCGGCACTGGCTCCGCATCATGGCATCCAAGCGGCATCTATTCGGCTGGATATAACTGGCTCTATGGCGGTATCGCCGCAGGTGGCGGGGACATTACTGGCGTCAATGCTGTGTATGCTGCTGCATATTACGACAGCCCCAACACTGCGTTTTACGTTGACCCTGCATCTACGTCCAACATAAGCAGTTTAACCGTTGCCAACCGCATAAACGGAAGCATCAGCGGTGACGCACAGCGGCTGTTTAACCACACAGGCGCAAACAACGATGGCCTTCAATATTGGAACACTGTTGGCAATGACACGTTAAACCCAAATACAGGATGGCACTATGCCATTCGCATGGGGCATGGTGACGCTGATACATATTACAGCGCAACTATCGCCGTAGATTTTTTTAACGATAATGTTTGGCTTCGTCGTAAGGGCGGGGGAGCCAACCAACCGTGGAAGCGATTTGCGCTTTACGACAATGTTTACGAAGCTATTTTTTACGCAAGCTCTTTTAGCGATGCAAACAACACTGCCTTTTTCCTTGACCCTAATAACACAGGCACATCGCTTAACGTAGCGGGTTCAATCATTGCCGCTGGCAACGTGACTGCCTATTCCGATATCCGCATTAAAGCCAACGTCGAAACAATCCCAAGCGCATTGGACAAGATAGACCAGATACGGGGCGTTACATATACCCGCACCGACCTTGATGACAAAGAGCAGCGTTATGCTGGTGTCATCGCACAGGAAATCGAAGCGGTTCTTCCAGAGGCAGTGCGCGATCTTGGCGACATCAAAGCCGTCGATTACAACGCAACAATCGCACTGCTAATTCAAGCGGTAAAAGAGTTGCGCGACGAAGTAGAAATGCTGAGGAAGTAGCATGCCAACTCCTACCGGCACCATATCCATGTCCGACGTTAACACTGAGCTTGGCCTTACTTCCACGGCTACGATCAGTTTAAACGATGCTGCGGTGCGGACATTGGCCGGTGTGGCATCTGGCACGATTTCAATGGACAACCTTCGTGGCAAGTCGAACGCACCTGCTGCCACTTTTAGCCCTGACGGCGGAACTTCTGCTGGAACTGCAGTGTTTTTGTCTGATATCACCTACGAGCCATCGCCTTCATCAGTCACCATAATTATCTCATGCAGTGTTTCCGCAACGTGGACTGTCACAAGAAGTGGGACGTTTGGTGTTCCGGCAACAGGAACATACACAGGGACGGAACGCTCATTCAATCTTATTACCGGAGCGACATACAGATCCACTACATGGACTGTTAGCGCAACCGCTAATGGCGTCACCCGTTATTGGACGGTACAACTAGAATCTGAAGGCTCTGGCAACAACTAGATAACGAAGGCGTTGCATAAGTACCGCCATTACGGACAGTGGCACAGTGAACTAACTTGCTTTTTTCTCAATCATGAGCAATGAAGCATCACTTAGAAATTTATAGTAAGAGGAATTATCGTGGCTACAACTTACACATGGGCTCTTAAATCAATCAAGAAGGCCGACGCGCTTGACCTTGAAGGCGTTATTGTCCAGACAACTTGGACCTGCACAGGTACCGACGAAGATGGCAATGAAGGCGTATTCAATGGCGCAACACCATTCAATCCAGAGGAAGTCGACGCAGAAAACTTCACTGCATACGAAGATCTTACCGAAGCTCAGGTTCTTGGTTGGATTCAAAGCATCGTTGTCGGCGCTTACAAAGAGCACGTCGACGGACAGATCGCAAAGCAGATTGCTGCCAAGAAGACTCCGGTTGAAGAAGTTAACGAAGGCGCGTTCCCTTGGTCGCCGCCTGTTGAAGAGACTGAACAGCCAGTCGCATAATTAGTAACAGAGGAAACATACATGAGTGAAATGGAAAAGTTTAACGAAGAGAACAAGCAGGAAGGCATTGCCATCAATCTGACTGTTCAAGAAGTTAACATCGTTCTTGGGGCTCTTGCTGAGTTGCCGCATCGCGTGTCGGACGGTCTTATCCGTAAGGTGTTCACGCAGGCCCAAGGGCAGGCTCCACAAGGGCAGTAAGTAAATAACACACCTCTCCATGTATGGAGGTGAGGAGGTAAGTAGATAGGCTGATAGATGGCTAGTATCAAACTGCAGACATTTGGTGGCGTTTTGCCCCAAGTTTCCCCGCGACTTTTGCCGGACACAGCGGCAACCATTGCTGAGAATGCACGCTTTGATTCTGGCCGTCTCTCTGCTTGGCGTGCTCCTGTTGCTGGCGTCGACCACAACAACGTCGCCTTCGTTGTTCCGAACACCACTCGCACGATCTACAGGCATCGTGACCGGCAGGGCAATCCCTACTGGCTTGTGTGGACCACAGACGTCCACGCTGTTCCATCGCCAATTGCTGAAGATCCATACGACCGTCTGTACTGGACGGGTCAGCAGTTCCCTCGCATGGCGATTGGTACGGAGATCACTGGATCTGTTGCGCCTACATATGAGCCTTCGGTAACTCGAAAGCTTGGTGTTCCTGCGCCTACAGATCAGCCTACGGTTTCAGTAACGACGGCGGTAACTGACACCACGATCACGGCACTGTCTCGCGCTTACGTATATACATGGGTGTCCGGTCTTGGTGAGGAGTCAGCTCCTTCTCCTGCGTCTCCTATCCTCGAGGTAAAGACGGGCGAGACTGTAACGATCACGATCACTGGCGCTGTTCCAGCCCACATCTATAACACCGTCTCTAGGCCAGCCGTTCGTCGTATCTACAGGACCAACATCAACGGCGAGTTTCAGTTCGTTAAGGATATTGCGTACAACGCCACGTCAACGACTGACGCAATCCTAGATGAGGATCTTGGGGAAATCATTCCATCGACAAACTGGGATGCGCCGCCTGACGAGAATGCTGGCGACCACCCTGACGGCCCTATGGTTGGACTGACGTCGATGCCAAACGGCATCCTCGCCGGTTTCTCTGGCCGGTCCGTATTCTTCTCTGAAGCATTCCTTCCGCATGCATTCCCCAAGTCCTACTCATTAACTACCAAGTCTCGAGTCGTTGGCCTCGCCAGCATCAGCATCGGTCTAATGGTTATGACAACCGGCAAGCCTGTCCTGATGACTGGATCTTCACCGGCTGCGATGACGGCTACAGAGATCGACAACAACCAAGCGTGCGTCTCTGGTAGGTCCATAGCCGACATGGGCGAGGTTGCGCTGTACGCCTCTCCTGACGGGCTTGTGGCGGCGGGAGAGAGCGGCGTTAACCTAATCACCGAAGGCATCTTCACACGCGACCAGTGGCAGGCTCTGAACCCATCGAGCATTCACGGCCACCACTACGAAGGCCGGTACATCTTCTTCTGGCAAAACGGAGCCCAGAGCGGCGGCTACGTCTTTGACGGTCGCGGTGAGTACCCACAGATCTCCACCCTTAATTACTACGCCAAGGCTGGCTACAACGATCCTACAGACGATGCTCTGTATCTGGTGATCGAGACGGCTGGTGTCAGTACCGTTCGCAGGTTCGATGCAGGTACGGCATCGCCGTATACATGGCAGTCCAAAGAGGTCCGGCTCGAGAAGCCTATCAATCCTTCATGCGCCATTGTTGACGCAGAGGCTTATCCGGTCACGTTCAATTTATACGCAGATGGCGTATTGAAGCACACGCAGTCCGTGACAAGCGGATCGATGTTCCGACTGCCGTCTGGTTATCTTTCAAAGGAATTCCAGTTCCGCCTCACTGGTTCGAATGATGTGAACCAAGTGCTGATTGCGGAGTCGCCGGAGGAGTTCCAGTGAGCTTACCTAAGACACCTATTAAAGGTGATCCAGAGACTAGGCGCTTTCTCGAGGCTGTCCGCCAGAAGATTGAGAACGTCGATGGCAAAGCCCTCACTATCTCTGACCTGCGCGGTGCTGGCTTCTTTGAGCGCAACGGCATTGATGTTGGTGGCGGCGGTACAGAAGTGCAAGCGCCAACTGTACCTACGAATCTCGAAGTAGACGGTGCGTTTGAAAACATCATTATTACGTGGGACTACGAAGAGTATACGGGTCACAGTAACTCTCGCCTCTATCGCTCGACCACCAACGTCTTTGCCAACGCTGAAGTTCTGGCAAATGTAAACGCTCGCGTTTATGCAGACTTAGTAGGATCTGACAAAACCTACTACTACTGGGTCTCGAACGTAAATCTTAACGGTATAGAGTCAGCCACCAGTCAAACGGCTGGCGTGATTGGGGAAACGCTACCCAATACTCAGTACCTGCTCGACACTCTTACAAACTCCATAGGCAACTCTCAGCTTAACGTGCAGCTTGGCACGCGAATTAACACGATTGAGTCTACGCAGACCTCTATTCAAACGCAGATCGACGATCTTGAAACGGCATTTGGTAACTCAAGTTCTTCCGCTGATAACCTTGCTGCAGCGCAGGCGGCGGCAGAGGCGTCTATTTCGGCCAAGGTTGAATCCATTGGTGCGAAGGACATTGCCGTTCAGGCAAAGGTCGACGCCATCGCTGCAAAGGACGACGCTGTTGTTGCAAAGGATACTGCTCAAACTGCTGCTACTAACGCGAGTACATCCGCAGGCACGGCAGGCAGCGCAGCTACTACCGCAACTACATCCGCCTCACAAGCCGCAACCAGCGCAGCTAACGCAGCCACCTCAGCAACTGCATCAAACACAGCAAAGACCGCAGCAGAAAGTGCGAACACCGCTGCACAAACAGCGTCGAGTGCGGCAGCAACGTCAGCTACCAATGCGTCAACCTTTGCCACCAACGCAGAAACCGCAGCCACCGCAGCGAACACATCGAAGGTAGCCGCAGAGTCCGCCAAGACAGACGCCCAAACCTCTGCAACAGCGGCGTCGACCAGCGCCAGCACAGCCACCACTGCAGCGACAAACTCATCTAGCGCAGCCACAGCGGCTGATACCGCTAAGGTGGCGGCAGAAGCAGCCAACGCGACCGCACAGACCGCAGCTAGCTCCTCAGCAACGAATGCGACACTAGCCCAAGGCTATGCCGACGATGCAGAAGCTGCGTCGTCTGTAGCTACTACCGCTTCACTCACTGCTGTCGCCTCAAAGGATGCAGCAGAAACAGCAAGTGGAAGCGCGGCAGCGTCTGCCACCGCTGCAGCTACCAGCGCGTCTTCGGCCACGGCATCTGCAACCAGCGCCACCAACTCTGCATCGGCTGCAAACTCTTCTAGGCTTACTGCGGAAACGGCTGCTGTAACTGCGACGACGTCCAAGGACGCTGCGGTCGTTGCTAAGGATGCTGCGGTAACCGCAAAGAATAGCGCTGAGGTAGCGAGTACTGCGGCTGTGTCGGCAAAGAACACCGCTGAGTCGGCTAGTGCGACTGCCGTAACATCAGCAACCACCGCCACAAACAGCGCGACATCTGCAGGCAACTCTGCCAGCGCAGCAGCGGGATCTGCGACCACAGCAACAACAAAGGCAACTGAGGCTAGTAACTCAGCCTCTTCGGCTAACGTATCGCGGGTGGCGGCGGAAAGTGCTCGAGATGCTTCGAACACGTCTGCGACTGCAGCGGCAACATCGGCATCACAAGCGGCAACGCATGCAGATGAGGCAGGCGACAGTGCATCAGCTTCGGCTAGCTCTGCGGTGGTGGCGACTTCGGCAAAGACTGACGCGCAGACGGCTGCAACAAACGCGGCCAACTCTGCAACCACCGCTCAGACATCCGCTAATGCGGCATCGACCTCAGCGTCTACTGCCTCGACCAAAGCGACAGAGGCTTCTCAGTCAGCATCTGCGGCCAGCGGATCTGCCTCAAGCGCTTCGACCAGTGCGTCTGGTGCTCTTGCGTCTAGAAACCAAGCAGCTCAGTCGGCAACGGATGCGGCTGGCTTTGCGACAGCTTCAGCTCAAGACTACTCCGTCATCAACGCACGCCTAAACAACTTTGGCGGAAGTGGGATATCGGTAGAGCAGAACGCCACTGCCACGGCTAGCACAGTCAACGGCCTGTCTGCTCAGTACACCGTCAAGATTGACAATAACGGGTACGTGTCTGGTTTTGGCTTGGCATCTACCGCGATCAACGGGACACCGGTTTCCGACTTTATCGTGAGGGCGGACAGGTTTGCGATCTCCAGCCCGTCCGGTCCAAGCATAGCGCCAAAGACACCCTTCATCGTTACAACAACGGCATCGGTAATAAACGGCGTCAATGTTCCGGCTGGTGTTTACATAGATACCGCAACGATTCAAAACGGATCGATAGCCAATGCGAAGATCGGCAACTTGGCGGTCGACAACGCCAAGATCGCTAACGGCGCTATCTCAAGCGCCAAGATCGGCGACGCTGAAATTGGCTCTGCCAAAATACAAGACGGTGCAATTGTAAACGCCAAGATTGGCTTTGCAGCCGTCGGCTCCGCCAACATTCTTGATGCGTCAATCGTTAGCGCGAAGATAGGTACAGCCGCCGTTAATACATTAAAGATCGCTGGCAATGCAGTGACGCAGACCCTGATCTTTACCGCGCCAGACATCTTTGTTTCAAACACGATTTCAAGTAGCGGTGGCGGTACAGAATATACTTACGTGTTTGTCGGCTACGGGAATGGCGACTACGAGGTGTACGTTGATCCGGATTACGGGTACGAGACATATTATTTTGTAGGTAGCGGACTTGGCAGCTACATCCTAACCACTACAACATCAGCTTCAACAGTCAGTGGTGGGTATCAGGTTGTAGAAACACCAGTTATTACCGTAGGGGATGCGGTTAGTGGTGCATTAATTATTGTGTTTTACGCAACGATTGATGCTGCGTCTGCAAAAGATGCTGGTCAGTTCATTATTCTACAAGTCAGCATCGATGGGGGTGCCTATCAGTCTGTCGTTCAGACCAAGGTTGGCGCTCGTACAAACAGTGGTGCAGACACGTACTTTGTTATGCCTGTTGCTGTTCCTTGGTCAGTCACATCTGCGCAGACAGTTCGCGTGCGCGTCTACACCGGCAATCGTCACATTACGACTAACGGCGCAACCAACGCATCATACATGCGCAACATAAACCTAAGCTTGTTGGGAGCAAAGCGATGAAAACTTACGCCTTCAATGAAAGCGGTCGCTGCCTGTGGAAAGCAGATCTGCAGATTGACGCTGAAGATGTGACAACAGTCTATTCTGACTTCGATGCAGACCCTAATGCAATTTGGTACGACATTAAGCACAAGCGCATTGAACGCCGCCATTCGTTTCCCGTGCAAATCTCAACCAATAAGATTGAGAATATTCCTGTCGGCACTACCCTTACGATTGAGGGTGTTGAAGTCCTAGTCAATGATGGTGTATTCGAAATAGAAGTAGATATGCCGCAAACGGTTCACGTCTTGCTAGACAATCTGCGCTACTTGATGACGGAAGTAGAGGTGCCGTGTGAAGTACAAAATTAAACAGAATTACAGCGCACTTCGTGGCCGCGAGTACCCACCCATTGCTGAGCAGCTCGATGCATTGTGGAAGGGCGGGGAAGCTCTCGACAAAATGCGTGAGCAGGTCATGGCAGTGAAAGCCAAGTACCCCAAGAAATGATGAACAGCATAGACGTCCGCGAATGCAGAGAATTCATTCTCACAGCTCTGCTCGAGGTGGCGGAAAAGACGGATGCTGAGTGGACGCCGGACGATATTTATAACGCGCTCTTGGCAGGAAAAGCATTTTTGTTTATGCATTCTTTTGATAGTGAGAGTTTTGTTGTATTGAGCCAATACAAACATCCGTATCTGGACCGTACCGTACTTGTTGTTGACGTTGCGTACAGTAAAACGGGTAATGCAATAGACCTGCACCAGCATGAGCTAGAAGAGCTAGCAAAAGCTGCGGAATCAGGCTATATCGAATTCTCTTCCCCGCGTGCGGGATTCAAGAGAGTAGCCGAAAAACAT